CATCAAGGTGATGGTGATCCTTCTGCCGCTACCCTTATAGCTTTAGGAGTTCCTAAAGAAAAAGCATTTAAGATTGTAGAAAAAGCCTATGAAGAAAAAGGTAATATAACAAAACAAATAAGCTCTAGAGCAAAAAAACAAGGTTATGATTCTATTATTTTAGAAAATAAAGAGGGTGGTATACAAGAAATAGTTTCATATAGACCAGACAATATATATCCTACTACTGATTCAGCAGAAAATATTTCAAAAGAAACACAAAATTTTGTAGATCGTATGCTAGAAAAAGATATTTATCCCAATGATCCTGAGTTTTATAAATTACAAAAAGAATTTATTGAAGATGTGGAAATAGTTAATAGATACGCTGGCGGTTCTGTAGTAGAACGTAACCCATATGCTAATTATCAATCAAAGGCAATATAAAACATGGCAACAGAACGTAATCCCTTCGATCAAATTCAAATGGGTGAACTATCTATTGAAATTGAATCATCTACAGGTGTAGACGAAGATGGCAATGAAGCATTCATGGAGGTTGATCCTGAAGATGGTGGTATAGTTGTAGAGTTTAAACCACCAGAAGACGAACGATCCAAAGTGCAGCAGAAGGAAGAACCAGAAGAGTTCTACCGTAATCTAGCAGATGATATGGATGACGATCTTCTGGAAGATATTGCCTATAAGGTTATTGAAAATTTTGAAGCTGACAAAGACTCTCGTTCTGAGTGGGAAAGCATGTTTGAGCGTGGCTTTGATCTACTCGGTCTAAAGCTAGAAGAAGCTTCAGAACCCTTTGAAGGAGCATGTACAGCAGTACATCCGATCCTTATTGAGTCAGCCGTTAAGTTCCAATCTAAAGCAACACAGGAGCTATTTCCTCCTGCCGGTCCTGTTAAATCCCAGATCATTGGTGATAAGACAGAAGAAAAAGAAGCTCAAGCTGAACGAGTTAAAGCATTTATGAACTATCAGATCACAGATCAGATGGGTGAATACTTTGACGAATTTGAACGTATGCTGTTCCACCTACCCCTTATTGGTTCAGCTTTCAAGAAGACATACTTTGATAAGAGCCTTAATCGGCCTGTCTCTGAGTTTGTTCCTATTGATCAATTTTATATCTCATACTACGCTACGGACCTGCGAAGAGCAGATCGTTATACTCATGTGATTTATCGTAGTCCAATCGAAATGCAACGTGATACAGTCGCAGGTATGTATGCCGACGTTGACTTACCAGAAGCTTCTATGCCAGACCAATCGGCAATGGCACAGAAGATGGATACGATCTTGGGTCTTTCTCCTTCTTCACAACATGACCCACAGTATGTTCTACTAGAACAGCACTGCTATCTGGACCTCCCAGAACCTTTCCAAGAGGATGACGGTCTGTCTCTACCTTACATTGTTACGATTGATTATAAATCACGACAGGTTCTGTCTGTACGTCGTAACTACGATATTAAAGATAAGCGACGTGAAAAGAAAATATTCTTTACTCACTATCGCTTTGTTCCCGGCTTTGGTTTTTATGGCTTGGGATTAATTCACTTCCTCGGCAATCTAACAATGACAGCTACAGCAGCAATGCGTGGTCTGGTCGATGCTGGTCAGTTTGCTAACCTACCCGGCGGTTTTAAGGCTAAAGGTCTACGTATAGTAGGAGATAATGACCCGATTGCTCCGGGGGAGTGGAAAGAAGTTGAGGCTGTAGGTAATGATCTATCTAAAATGATCATTCCTCTTCCCTACAAAGAGCCATCACAGACTCTTTTCCAGATGCTTGGTTTTGTCTCTAATGCAGCACAAAAGTTTGCTGATAGTACAGAACAGGTTATCTCTGATGGAGCTAGTTATGGTCCTGTAGGAACAACTATGGCTCTCTTGGAAGCAAGTAGCAAGTTCTTCTCTGCTATCCATAAGCGCCTACATAAAGCACAAAGAGACGAATTTAAAATCTTGGGACGTATTAACTACGAATACCTTCCAGAAGAGTCTATGTGTGAGCTTCCTGAACATAGTCTAAAAATCTATAAGACAGATTTTGATGGTCGTGTTGACATTATTCCAGTATCTGATCCTAACATTCCGTCTAACGCACATCGCATGATGATGTCTCAGATGGCACTACAGTTAGCACAGCAGTCACCACCCGGCATGTTCGATATGGAAGAACTTAATCGTTCTATTCTTCAGACAGCTAATGTACCTAATCTAGATAAGATTATGCCCAGTAAACCTTCCCCTGTTCCTCTTGATCCAATCTTGGATATTATGGCTGCAGTCAAAGGTCTACCAATTAAAGCCTTTATGGGTCAGAACCATGATGCACATATTCAAGCTAAGACTGCATATATGCAAGACCCTCAGAATGGTAAAAATCCATTAATGCAACGTATTGCTCCTGTTATTGAAGCTAATATGCAAGAGCATATAATTATGAAGTATCAGGAACAACTACACGGTACTGCAGCCCAGATTATTCAGCAGTATGGTCCAGAGGCTGTTGCTTCAGGTCAGGTCGATCCTAATGATCCAAAAGTCATGGAACAAGTTATGGCTATGGCTGCACAGCAGGTTGCTCAAGCTAATCAGGCAGCAGCACAGATGCAGCAAGCAGGTTCGCCTGAAGCACAGATGGTTCAGATTGAACAGCAGCGTGTAATGATTGAACAAGCTAAGATACAGGCACAGACAGCTAAAGAAAGTGTAGAAGCTGCAATGAAGAATCGTGAGCTTGATCTGAAGGAAGCTCAGATTCAAATTGATATGATGAAAGAAGGTATTAAGACTTCAACGGGTATTCAAGAAAAAGAAAAAGATCGTAATGCAAAGAAAGCTATTGCAGCCTTAGATGCTATTATGGAGCTAGCTAAGTCTCAAGAATCTTCAGACACAACTAAAATGATTAAAGCTGCCGATATGGTAACAGCTTTTGTAAAGGAAAGTAATAAGCAAAGTAAATGACCTTATGGGAGGAGCTAACACAAGAATACGATAAGCAAATAGAAGAACTAAAAAATTTACTTGCATACGGCAGTGCTTCGAGTTATGCTGATTATCGCCAGATAGTTGGTAGAATTGAGGGGATTGAATTATCAAAAGATAATCTCGTCAATATCGTTAAAACTCGTATATATGAAGAGGATTAAAAAGTAAAATGCAAGTAGCTACATTAGGTAAAGCAATTTCTAATTCTGATTGGATTACAGATGAGGGAGTTGAAATTAAAAAAGAAGACTTACCACAGCTACCGGGTTATTACGTACTGGTACAACCAGTATCTATTAAGAATAAAACTAAGGGCGGTATTCTTCTTCCTGACTCAACTAGGGACGATATCGCTTATCTTACTACAGTAGGTAGAGTTCTTAAACTTGGTGATCTAGCTTATGACGATAAAGAAAAGTTCCCTTTGGGTGCTTGGTGTCAAGAAGGTGATTATGTAGCTTATGGTAAGTTAATTGGACAGAAGTTTGTTTATAAGGGTGTCAAGCTGCTACTATTGTTTGATGACCAGATCATTATGAAGCTAGATAATCCTGCTTCTCTTGACCCAACATTTAATTTGTCTAATTAGAATTACTAATATATACTATAAAAATAAAGTGTCGTAACCGTTAGTATCGCAACTAGCGAAAAAGGAAGAGAGAAAGTAATACATATGTCAGAAGAGAATGAAGCAGACCTATCAGAATGGTCAGAAATCGATGTTACAGATACTTCTGGAGGAAATTCTTCCAGAGAAGTAGAGTTTGAGATTGAAGAAGAAGAAGAAGAAAAACCAAAAGGTAGACTAGTACAAAAAGAAGAAAAAGAAGAAGAAGAAGTACTACAAGCTGAAACAGAAATCCCCGAAGAACTAGAGGGGATAAAGACAAAAGGTGCAGAAAAGCGTATTAAACAGCTTATTCGGCAGCGTAAAGAACGTGAAGAAGAAATTGAAAATCTTCGTTTAGAGGTAAGTAATCTACGTACTTCCGTTCAAACAAGAGAAAAGGAATTATCTTCTAGCTTAAAGAATAATATTGATAGTACAGCAGGACAGCTAACTAACCGTATTGAACAAGCAAGAGAGATTTATAAACAAGCTGCAGATTCTGGCGATACAGACCGGATGCTTGCTGCTCAAGAAGAATTGTCCAAGTCTTATGCAGAGACTACAGTAGTAGACCAGCAGAAACGTGCTTGGGAGGAATATAATCAGCGGCTTGAAGCTGTTGGTCAAACTCCTCAACAGAATGTATCTGCTACACCACAGTATGATCCAAAAGCTGTAGATTGGGCTAGTAAGAATGCATGGTTTGGTAATGACCAGATTATGACAGCAGCAGCACTAGCTGCAGATGCTGAACTAAAGTCAGAAGGATATGATCCAACTGAGGACGACTTTTATGAAGCGATTGATTATAAGTTACGTAACCAGTTTCCTCATAAGTATGCAGATGCTCCTAATCCTATTGTACAACAGGAGAAAGAAGNAACACCACGGTTGCAGGATACACCGTCAAATTCTGCCCAAGTAGTTGCAGGTGCTTCACGCACACCGCAAACCTCACGGAGTAACAAAGTTAAGCTAACACCGGAAGATGTTAGACGAGCTAATCAGTGGGGGATACCCTTGGAAAAATTTGCTGCAGAAAAGCTAAAGGCAGATAATGCTGAAGGCGAATATACAGAAATTTATAGTTAATTGAGCGTGGAAGGATATACAATGACAACACGAACTGAATCACGTAGTGACATAACTCGCGAAACTAAACAACGGCGTACAGTATTTGAAGAACCTAATTGGCTAGAAATACCAGCATCAGTAATAACTCGTTTTCTTAATGAAGGCATGGCATTACGCTGGATTCGTATTACTCTACGTAATCAAGAAGATTACCAAAATGTAGGTAAACGTACTGGTGAAGGTTGGGAATTTGTACAAGCTGAAGAAGTTCCAGAGATGTTACACTCCTCTGACGTGAGAGAGGGAGGAAGATATGCAGGTGCAGTCTGTCGTGGAGACTTAGCTTTAGCAAAGATGCCTAAAGAACTTGCAGAATCTCGTAAAGACTTTTATGAGGGACGTAGCCGAGAAATGGTTGCCGCAGTTAATGCCCAGCTAATGAATAGTTCAGATTCTCGTATGCCGATCTCTAACAACAGCCGTACAAAAGTAAGTCGTGGTAAACAAGCTAAGTTTCAAGAATAAAGTAAGCTTACTACTACATAAAGATTACTAGTGTACAATTTGTATATATCATAGAAAGGAAAGTGTCCTATGACTACTACTAAAGCACTATCTGGACTACGCCCTTCCCGCCGACGTGGTGGTGCACCTAACGGTTCCGGTATGAATGAATACCCAATCGCTTCAGGTACAGCCACTGCAATGTATAATGGTGATATTGTTTCACAAGCAGCCGGATATGTCGTAGCCCTAACTACAATTACACAGAAAGCAATTGGTGTCTTCACTGGTTGTCGTTATGTAGAAAACGGAGAACCTAAGTGGTCCAATTTTTGGACTGCTGCTCTTTCAGCAACTGACGCTAAAGCAATGGTTGTTGACGATCCAAATGCTACCTTTGAAATTCAAGCTGATGCTTCAGTTTCGATTGGTGACATTAATGGTGGATTTAACTTTAATGTCACTCTTGGTAGTGGCTCAACTGTTACAGGTCGGTCAGGTTTCGGTCTTGAAGCAGGTACTCGCACAACCGCTAGTGCCATGATTCGTCCAATTGCCGTTATTGACATCCCCGGTAATGATATTGATGTGGCAGCAGAACGAGCATTTCCTAAGCTAGAAGTACGTATTGTACGTCACTACGATGCTTATGTATCTGCTGGCGTTTCTGAGCCACCAGCAGGTTAAGAAGGAGTATTTGAAAAATGGCTATTAATCGCGCTAGTATTGCCAAGGAACTTCTTCCCGGTCTAAATGCTATCTTTGGTATTGAATATGGTGATGTGGATAATGAACATGAACCACTTTACGAAATTGAAAAATCAGATCGTGCATTTGAAGAAGAAGTTCTTTTCACCGGCTTTGGTACTGCACCTGTAAAGGGTGAAGGTGCTGCAGTCCAGTATGATGACGCACAGGAAGGCTATACTGCTCGCTATACAGCAGAAACAGTCGCTCTTGCATTTGCTGTTACTGAAGAAGCTATGGAAGACAACCTCTATGATACTTTTGCCAAACTTCGTGCACGTGGTCTTGCCCGTGCAATGGCAAACACCAAGCAAGTAAAAGCTGCAGACGTTTTCAATAACGGCTTCTCTACTTCTTATCTTGGTGGAGATGGTGTTGCACTATTCTCAGCATCCCATCCTACAGTAGGTGACGGAAATCAGTCCAACACTCTAGGTGCTACCGATCTATCTGAAGCTTCACTTGAGACTGCTCTTATTACAATCTCAAAAACTCAAGATGATCGTGGCATTCTAATTGGTGCACAAGCTGAATCTCTTCACGTTCCTTCTGATCTTGCCTTTACAGCAGATCAGATTCTAAACAGCCAGATGACAACAGTTATTGGTGTTAATCCAACAACTACTACAAATGGTGCAACCAACCAGAACGCTATCAACTCTGTACGTAATCAGGGTCTAGTTCCCGGTGGTTTCTTTGTTAATCGTCGCTTTACGGATACAAATGCTTGGTACATTAAGACTGATGTTCCTAATGGTACTAAGATGTTTGTTCGTGCTCCTCTATCAACAAAGATGGAACCAGATTTCGACACAGGAAATCTACGTTACAAGGCTCGTGAACGGTACAGCTTCGGTTGGTCCGATTGGCGTGGCTTCTATGGTGCTTCGGGTTCTTAATAGAACCTAATGTACTAGACTAAGGTATTGGGGGTGTAAGAAGAGTGTAATAAATTCTTTTTACACTCCCTTGCCTTTTTTATTTATTAACTTAGTGTTATACTACACTTAGTATTAATACTTAAAAATTAAAAGAGGCTAAAATGACAACAACTCTTCGTGAGGGGTACATTGTAGGCAGTGGAGCAGTTCTTGATGTAACAACAAGTGTGACTGTCACTGATACTCGTATTCGTTCTGTATATGCCACAGGTGTAGGAACTTTCCTAATTACAGGAACATCAACAGATGTTTATGGTAATATCCAAGGTAATAATATTAAATTCAATATGACAACTGCAAGTGACGCTTCTGAGATTTTCTTTACTGATCTTGGCATTAAAATGAATGGCTCAGTAAAAGTTTCTGCTCCTACTTCTGGCTCTACGGTAGCTATTTTCTATGGCTAACTATACTTATCTGGTCAATGAACTAATCGCTGCTACAGAGAATGACAGCACTGAGTTCCTTAACTTTATTCCTAATATGACGAATAGAGCAGAAGAACGCTTGGTCAAAGACCTAGATGATTATGGGTTAGTCTCTTATACTTCTGTAGCTGTCTCTTCTGGACATAATAAGATTACTTTACCTACAGGCACACGCATTGTAAAGAATTTTAATATTGTAAGCGCAGGTACAAAAATTAACCTCCTTATGCGTACAGATGAGTACATTAACGATTACTGGCCCGTAAGCGCCTCTACAAGCGAACCTGTCTATTATGGGCGTAGGGATAACACCACAGTACTCATAGCCCCTACAGCAGCTTCTACATATGCTGGAGAGGTGGTTTATGTGTCACGCCCCACTACACTTACTTCAGTAACAGAAACGAACTATTTTAGTGACTTCTGTTATGATCTTCTTTTTAATGCTTGCATGATTGAAGCTTCGATGTTTCAGAAAGATTATCAGACTGCTGGACTATATCAGCAGCAGTATTCTCAGCTACTTGAACTACAACGTAATCAAGCACGGCGAAATCGTCGTGATGATATGCAAGCACCGGCAAGTCCTGCAGGGGCAGATGATAATATTGTTGCTAACTCAAACTAAGGAGATAACAAGTGGACGAAAATTTAGCTGACTATACTACTGTTCCAAAGGAACTTTCGTCAAAAGTACAAGCAAAAAAGCCTAAATCAAAAAAGAAAAACACTAAATCAAAAACGCCACCTATTAAAGAAACACTGAAAAGTATTCAAAGGCTTGAAGAGCAAATGGAAGGAGAAGAACTGCTTAGGAAAAAGAAGTATATGGCTGGTGGTAAAGTAAGTAT